AATCCACCAAAATGGTATCATGAATAATTTAAGTCAATATATAATAGAAAAACTTCATCTTAATAAAGATATACATCATCAATTTAATATTGATAATATATCTCCTAATGATGAAGTATATCTTTATGATGACGATGCAGATGTTGAAGAAGAAGGAGATAGAGATATATTTTGGGATGATTGTAAATCTGAACTTGATACAATAAATAAAAACTATACAGGATTTATTGCATTTCAATTTGATTCATTAGGTTCTATTAAAAAAGATATTACTGATGATGTTATTTATAATTTTAGTGATGATTTAGATAAAATTACTGATAAAATTATTACTGGTAAAGATTTAGGATATAATGTATTAATTAAAGGTGGACATCTTGAAATACATGCTCTTAATTCTGGATCAAGAGGAATATATTATATATATGCATTGACTAATGATGGATATAATATATGTTATGATTATATTGTTAGAGGAGAAGAAGAACCAGAAAATCTTAATTTATTAAAAACAGATGAAGAAAATAAATATATTACTCCAATTGAGTTATAATAAATAATATGAAAACAATAGTTCAATATATAAAAGAATCTTTATCAGAAGTAAATGGTTTTGCAATTCTTAAACCAGATTTTTTAGATCATGAATATGATTTTGATAATCTATTAAAAAATAAAAATTGGCAAATTGTCCAAAAAGTTAAAAGAACTTTATCAATTGATGAAGCAAAAGAACTTTATATTGGTTTAAAAGATAAACCATTTTATAATGAATTATGTACTTATATGGCTTCTGGAGATTCTATATCATATATGTTAAGAAAGGATTGTAAAGATCCAATTAAAGATTTAAAAACTATTAAGAATAAAGTCCGTAAAGAATGGGGAATAGATGAAATGAGAAATGCAATGCATTCATCTGATTCTAAAGAAAATGTTGAAAGAGAGTATAAATTAATACTTCAAAATAAAATCATATGAAGCAAATAAATAATTATATAATAGAGAAACTTCATCTTAATAAAGATACTAAAGTTAATTTATTAGAAGAAGAACCAGTATTGCTAATTTCACATAGTGCTCTTTCTAATAATCCTAATTATATATCTTTTTATTATTATGAAATTTCTGATTATGATAAAAATATAATTAAATTACATAATCATTCAGAAGAATTTACTGTATTAAATCATACATTAAATGATAAATATAAATATATCTTTGCTTCATCTGAATGGGAAGATAATATTAAAAAAAATATTAGTTGGGGATATGTAATATTAAAGGAAGATGCAATTAATTTAATTGAAGAAATATTACAAAAACCTGTGTTAGAATGGGAATGTCCTTATGGTAAGTTTAGAATTGAAAAACAAATAGGATTAAAAAGAGATAATATTACTCTTGAAGAATGGCTTAAAAAACTATTGGATTGGTTAAAAAATGGAAAGTCTTAAACAATATATAATAGAAAAACTTCATCTTAATAAAGATACAGAAATAGAAAATATAAATGATTTTGATTATATAATAAAAGAATTAGATAAAGCATTTTCAGATATAGGATATAAAGATAATAGTGACAATTTTGAAAAAGAAACTTCTTCTTCAATTAATGATAATGGATATAAATATTGTAATTATTATCTTTATTTTAAAAATCCAAATAATACTTCTCATATTGATTTAAAATTTGATATTACTAAACCAGCTAAAAATAATATGGGTAATTTACCATCTGATAAAGTTTTAATATATATTAGATTATTTTATAGTAATGGTAAAAAATCATTTAGTGTAGCTTCATATTATAAGTATGAATTAGAATATAAATCAGAAAAATATAAAAGTGGTGGTTTATATGGTAATCATCCTATATATGAATTAACTGATGATGTTTTAACAAAAGTTTTAAATGGTATTAAAGAATTTAAATATTATAAAGATGATTTTAATGAAGCAATTAATAAATCTAGATTTACTACTCAAGCATGGAATAAATTAATAAATATAATTAAAGAAATATTTGAATAATATGAATAATTTAAGTCAATATATATTAGAAAAACTTCATCTTAATAAAGAAACAAAAGTAAAAGATCCAGAACAATTTACTACTAAATTTAAATTACATGAAAATAAATTTGTTGATTTAATGTTATATATATTGAATTTTAAAGATAATTATGATATTGCTGATGTATTAGAAACATGGATTAAAACATTTAAAATTAAAAAAGATATTATGACATTTTGTGCAGAACATGCTAATTTACCAGATGGAGTATCATTAAGTGTTATTGAAGATGAAGATGCTATTAGATTATATAAACAAGATAAAAAAAGATTTAAAGAATTATATAATAAAAATGGTATAGAAATATATTCCGATGAAAGTTCCTTAGGACAAAAATATCCATCAAATAATTTATTAGTTAAAAAACCTGGTAAATTAAATATATATTATTTTAAAGGAGTATATTAATAAATTAAAATTCAAAGAAATAAAATCTTTGAATTTTTTTATTTTATTTCTATATTATTAATGTAATTTAATAAACAACATTATGAAAACTGGTATAAAATTTCTGAATGAATTCAATAATGAAATTAATGCAATGTATTTCTTCTGGAAAAGAAACAACATTGATATGGTTAATTCAATTATTGATGAAATAGAAATGAATTTTGATTGCATTTTCATTCATTCTTTATATCTTTCTAATGATAGTTATCCTATTTATGATAAAGAATTTACTGAGTATATTCATAATATCGATTTAAAATATACGATGTGGAAAATTTTTGAATAATAAAATATGAAAAAAATTATTAATCTTTTATTTTTTATTGTATTTAGTATTAGTGCTTTTGCAAATACTTATAATATTTCTAAACAAGGAATTAATCATATTAAAAAATATGAATCTTGTTCTTTAACAGCATATAAAGATGCAAATGGTTGGAGTATTGGTTATGGTCATCATGGGAGTGATGTTTATGAAGGTATGACAATCACTGAAAAAGAAGCTGATGAATATTTTAAAAAAGACATTAATAAATTTAAAGGAAGTGTAAAACGACTTATTGAGGCTCTTCCTTATGAATATGAATTCTCTCAGGGATTTATTGATGGTCTTTATTCACTAGTTTATAATTGTGGAGAAAGAGGTGTTAAGACCTCAACATTTTATAAGAGACTTCTTAAATGTAGAGTTAAAAATGGTGTAATGAATGAAGCTGATTTTAATTTTACAATAGCTGGTGTTAAAGAATCTAAAATTTCATCTCCAGGACATATTAAACGTCGTCATGATGAACATCTTATGATGTTAAAGTAAAATATATTAAATATATAATTTATAAAGACTAATATTTTATTAGTCTTTTTTATTTTTATATATATTAATATATATTTTAACAAATGGGAGTATTTAGTAGTATAGGTGGTGCTTTTAAAGAAGGTTGGAATTCTGCAAGAGAAACTCAAAATGCAAATAAGAAACTTCAAGAAGATCATTTAAATAGAAATCCATATTCATCATATTATAAAGAAAACATTGGTAAAATAACATTTACTAATGAAATTAATTCTACAGAGTTACAACAAGTTGGTAATTATAATCAAAAGGATAATTTTATTTATGAAAATCCATTTAAATTATCTGAAGAAGTATTAAATACTGCTACAAAAAATTATCATTTTGTTTATAAAAATCCTGCATATATTACAGGTGAATATGGTATCACTGGTCAAGATGAAAATCAAAATGATATAGTAGATGGTATTATATTCAAACTTCCTGTTGTTCCATCATTATTTAATCCACTTTATGGTATTGATATAATAGGCATGGATGGTAATACTCCTATACTTAATGGTGATACTAGACATAATTATAAAGGTAAACAATATGGAGCAAATGATTATGATACTGATTTAAGTGATTGCTCTATAAAAACATTAGTAAAATTATCTGATGAAGGTAAATTAGGTAGAGGAATATTTAAATATTCTGATTTTATGTATTGTAAAAATTTAGGTAAATATTCTAATAACCGTTTATTAACATTAAGAAGATTTCCTATTCCTATTGGAGATGATATATGGAGTATTGATCAGAAAGAAATTGGTGGACCAGATATTTCTGGTGATATTGGACGTCTTGTTACTTGGATGGATGATACAAATAAACTTGAAGATATATTAAAATATAATTATAAAGATTCATTTGTTGAAAGAAAAGGTAAATTTATTGATAATGATACAACTAGTAGAGAAGATAATGAATTTAGGGGTATTCTTGGAGCTGCAATTAATTTAGCAAATCCAAAATATAGAAGTGGTATTGCAAAAGCTTGGGGTAATCAAAATAAATTATTAGGAATGGTATTTGATCAAAATCCTCCTTCATCTGCCGAACTTTTTGGTAAAGCATTGACAGGAGCTAATACTGTTGGTGTAGGTGATAATTATACAGCTCTTTATACAAGATATGATAATAATAGAATTTATGAACCTAAAGGAACAACAAGAGATACTCATTTATATGAAGGTGAATTAACATTTAGTCAAGAATTTTCATTAACATTTGACTATGAATTAAGAGCATATGAAAATATAAATCCTAGAACAGCTTTTTTAGATTTAATAAATAATATTCAACATGTTACATATCGTAAGGGTAATTTCTGGGGTGGTAGAGTATGGTGGATAGGTGCTCCATCAAATAAAAAAGCATGGAGAACAGCTAATGCTATGATAGATAATACTTGGGATAAATTAACAGATACATTTACTAAATTATGTTCAGGTGAATTAGATATTGGTAATTGGTTTGCTGATGCTTGGTCAAAAATAGAAAATATAGGTACTTCAGCAATGAATACTCTTGGTGAATGGTTAAATGATCCACAAGCATTTTTAAAGAAATTAGGAGATGGTGCAACAAAATTAGGTGTTGGTAACATATTAAAAAATATGGTGAAAAATAAACTTGGTCGTCCAGCTATTTATGCAACAGATTCTGTTCTTACAGGTGATCCTGTAGGACTTTGGCATTTAACAATAGGTAATCCAAGAAATCCTATAATGAGTATAGGTAATTTAATTATTGATGGTAGTACAATTCAACAATATGGTCCTCTTGGTCTTGATGATTTCCCAACAGGAGTTAAAGTTACTGTTAATCTTAAACATGGTAAAGCAAGAGATATGATGGAAATTGGTAAGATGTATACTATGGGTCGTGTTGGTCTTGGTGTTCCTCTTGCATCATCTGAATATCCTTCTATGATTAGTAACTTAGAAATAAATAAAGATGAAAGTGGTAATAATTATACAGATGATGATGGTAAACCAATAAATATGATTATGAATTCTGGTGGAAATAATAATTATGCTAATATACTTTATACTGCTAATCAATTTGCTACAATGTGGGCAAGTACATTACCATCAGCTAATGAAGGTAATAAGAAATTAAAAACTAAAACAGCAGAGCAAAAAGATCAACCAAAGTAGTTTAAATTGAATATATTATATTGACATTTCTATATTATATAATAAAAATATATAGTAATAGAAATGTCAAATTTGTTATATATAGGTCTTAATGGATTTGCCGGAAGTGGTAAAGATACTGTAGCAAAAATGATTAAAACAATATTAAATTTTAATTGGAATAATTTAGAAGAATGTAAACAATATTATAAATCAGTATATACTTCTCCTACAATATCTGCAACATTTAATCCTAATGAAAATTTAAATGATAATAAACCAGTATATTGTGTTGCTTTTGCAGATCAATTAAAAATTATTTGTTCAAATATTTTTGGTATACCAGTAAATAGATTTTATCAAAATAAATCTACTGGTTGGGTATGTATAAATAAAGATTTTAAATATACAGAAATAAAACCTCTTGATAATTATATCGTAACTTCTGAAGAATATTATAATAATATTTCTGCATATAAAGCATCTGAAGATAAATATTGGATGAGTTTACGTGAAATTCTTGTTTATGTCGGAACATATGTACTTCAACAAGATTTAAATAAAAATGTATTTGTAAACATTGTTAGAAATCTTATTAAAAATCAACAGAATATAAATAGTAATCTTAAATATGTTCTTTTAACTGATATAAGATTTAATCATGAAATAAATTATATTCATAAAAACAATGGTATAACTATTTCAATTGTAAGAGATGATGTACAACAACTTGATAATGTTGCTGAGCATGATCTTGATGAAGAAGATAGATGGGATTATATCATTACAAATAATGGTACATATGATGAGTTGTTTGAAAAAATCTGGAATATTCTTCATAATAATATTGAATTCAATAATATGATGTTGACATTACAGACAAGAGATGATGTCAATAATTATTTAAGATTAATTTATGAATATTCAGAAGAACATCAATGGAATAATGTATATAAATTATGTACACAATATCCAATACAACAGATTTACAAAAATGAAGGAGAAATTTATATGGTTGATCCTATAGGTGGACCAAGCATTGAAATTAATAAAATTATTCCTATACAGTCAGATGTTAAATATGTTTGTACAAAGATTGAGTTTGATGAAAAGTCAACAAAGTTCTTAATTTATACATCAAAAATAGATAGTTCAGAAGAATCTTATTATAACTAATTATTATTATATATTTTTATTATTAAAGATGTGTTTAATATTTATTAAACACATCTTTTTATTTTTGGTTAGTTTTATATTATTTTTAATTATAAAGTTGAGTAAAATTTATGTATATTATGTGAAAAGTTTTATACTAAATTAGCTTAATTTTTAAAATGAATATTAATGATGTAACAAAATTAAAGAATGAATTAGAAAAAACAACTAATAAAGGATTTGGTTATTTTTTAAAGAATATTGGGATGATTATCCTTATGTTTATTGGTGTATTTATATTAACCAATCCAACAGCTATATCTAATCCAGAAGAATTTTTCGCTAATTTTAGTATAAATAGTTTATGGGTAGTATTATCATTGTTTTTTGTTATTTGTGGTTTTTATCAGCTTTCAAAGAGTTTACAAAAAGATAATATGAATAATAACAAAGAAGAAAGAATAAGTGAATATGAAGAAGCTATTACTCGTAAAACAGAAGAATCAAGAAGAAAACATGCAGATTTAGCAATAAAAAGATTAGAAGTAAATCATTTAATAGATAATGAATTAAAAGATTTAATAATAAGACTTGATGCTGATAGAGCTGCAATTCTTGAATTACACAATGGTACAAATAATTTCTCAGGTCTTCCATTTGTATATGCTGATATGTCATATGAACAAATTAGTAATAGAATAAGTTATGCTAAAGATGAATTTAAGAATTTAAATCTTGCTAAACTTTCATTCTGCGCAGTACACTGGAAAGATAATACATGGATAGGTTCAGTTGATGAAGTTGAAAAAGATGATCCTTATTTCGCTGCTAAATTAAGATATGTTGAAGTTAACTTTGGTTCATTCTTAATTCTTGAAGGTCTTTATGGTCCACTTGGTATATTATCATTATTCTGGAAAGATGAAAAAGAACATCCTTCTAAAGCTAAGATTATTGGTGAACTTAATCATTCTTCACAAATTTTAAGTACATTATTAAGTAGTGTCAAAGAATAATAAAATGTAAAATACATTATATTAAAATCAGAGCTAATAACTCTGATTTTTTATTTTTATATAGTTATGGACCCTAAAGAAAGTGTTAAAATACAATGGATTTCAGAACGAAATGAAGATATAATTTATAAAACAATATCTAATATTCGTTCTAATTTATTAGGTCTATACTTTTCAGAATTTGGTGATGAATTCAATAATGTTATTCCACAAAATCATAATAATGATAATATTGAATTTAAGAATTTTATAATAAAAAATGTAATGGGATATGATTATAGTAATCTTTCAGTTGAAGGTACTATAGCAATGACATATAATGAAGACCAATTTTTTGTTATTCCTCCAGATTTAATTAAATATATTCAAGATAATATAAGAGATTCATTAAAGTTTAATGTTTATGAAACTAATTTTCCTCATAGTATTGAAGAATTATATTTAGGAAAAGATTTATATGATATTTTAATAAAAAGAGGTTTTCCATCTCAATCAGCATATATGATATGTGGTATGTTATATGCTAAAAGTAAATGGGACCCAAACTATTTTGATCCAACAGAAGTTGGTAAAAATAATTGGACAACAAGAAAAGAAGGATTATTAGCTATTAATAAATGGCCGCAAAAATTAAACATTATTAATAAATTAGGATTAAATAAATATGCATCATTTGAAATAAATCCAAATAATGTAAAGTCTATACCTACTAATGAATCTAAATATAAAACTGGTAAGTATGGATTATTATATATGCTTGATTTAAGTACTTGGATTGAAATATTATATTTATTGATTAATGAAAGTGAAAAAAATCCATTAGATGAAAAGACTTTATTAGAATATTTAATGTATAGTCAGCGCCCAGTTGAATCAGATGATCCAAAAGATGATGACCACCTTTTATTATATGCTGGATATCTTTTACCTGAAGCTTATGATTATTCTAAATCATTTGAATCAGTTGAAGAAAAAGTACAAAAAGAAACAGAAACAGAATTATTAAATGGTAAGTATAAAGAAGAAATAACAAATGGTTTTATTCTCTCTTTATTAATTGCTAAATTATTGTCACAGTTTTGTTGTGGTGTACCTGTAGATGATTTATCATTAGCTGATATATTTCCTGATTATGGTCATTTGTCAATGATGAATTTAGAAAATTCATTTGACAGTAAAACATATAAAGGAAAGAGTTTACCAATTATTGCTGAAAAGCCTAATGCTAAAGGAATTACAATCATTAATCATACAGAAAATATGTATAGAAGAAAAAGTCCTATACAATATATTATTTTACACTATTCAGCATCAACAACATCTGGTAAGAATAATTCTATGGTTACTGTAAAAACTCTTGATACAAGAGGATTTAGTTCTGACTTTGCTGTTGATGATGATAATATATTGCAATTTGCAGAAGATATAACAAAATGGAGAAGTACTGCTGTACAAGCATGGAGTGCAAGTGGTACACCTGCTGGTAAAGGTGCTAATAATGATAATTCTGTATCTATTGAAATGTCATCAACACTTGAACCTGGTGGTAAATGGGTTCCAAATGATCCTCACTTTAAATTTACAAGTTCTGTACTTTCAAATACAAGATATTTATGCAAATTATTAGTTAAAGAATTTAATATACCTAAAGAACATATTATAAGACACTATGATATTATGGGTAAAGCATGTCCTGGTATTATTGGTTGGAATTTAGCAAAAGGATCAAATAATGAAAATAAATATAGAGAATTTGTTGATAGTGTATTTGATGGAGAAGAAGTTGATATACCTGAAACATTAAATAATACAATACCTACAGAAGAAAAAGAAAATTATGTTTTAAAAGAGACAGGATCAAAAGAAACATCATCTTATGATAAAATGATGTTTGGAAATTTCACTACAAAATTATTTAGTTAAAATATGAACTTTCAAAATACTTGTTTAGAAGGATGTTCTCCTTCACAAATTGTTAATATAAATTTTGCATTCAATGATTTAAGTAATATACAAATACTTGATTCATGTAATAATGCTTATGATAATTCTGTATTAAAATTTGCATATAGTGTAGATTCATTATGCTGGTCTTGCTATATGGATTTTGATACATTTATATCTAATACTATTGAATTAAAAAATGATTTTTATATAAGAGTAAGAGTAAATGGTCAAGTAAATGGAGTTATAATAAATGGTGTTAATTTTTATGACTATACAACAAGTATTGAAAGTGGATTTACATTTAGTTATTGTTCAAGTGGAGTATCTTCAAAGAATATGTATAATCCTTATATAAATATGGATTGTGCAATATCTCTTCAACAACAATTGACAGAAACTGTTGCTTGTGTAATTGGTATTCCTTGTTATTATTTCAAATTATCTCCTGATGCAGGAAGTAAAGATATAACATTTAAAGAATATGCTCTTATGAATGTTGAATCAGTTAAACAGATTAAAATTATAATAGCTGATAACCAAATGCCTTCATCAAAACCAGAATTCAATGACTGGGGGCTTGATTGGCAGACTGACTGGGAAACTGAAATATCAAAGGGTATGTTTGCAACAGCTTTTGGTAATAATGCTCAACCAACTGAAGGTGATTTGATTTATATTCCTATGATGAAAAGAATGTGGATGGTAAATGAAGCATATGAAGAAAAGAAAGATGCTTTTATGTGGAATGCTACAACCTTTCATGTAACTCTTGTTAAATATCAAGAAAAAGATAGTATTGATCTTAAAGATACAGAAGCTATGGTTAATAGTTTTGTAAAGAATAAATATGAAGACCTTTTTGGTGATGAAGAAAATATAGGTTCTGGACAAGAATCAGTAGATGCACCATCATATAATCCAGATACATTATATCCAGTATTTGAAAGTGATTCTACAAGAAAATATGTATCTGTTGATGCAATTGATTTTAAACAAGGATTACTTTATTTTAGAGGAACTATGATTAGTGATGACATTTATTCATTCAATGGATTTAATAAAGGTAAAATTGTATATCAAAGAACATTCTGCGGAGATCAAGGAACATTTTCATTTATTATAAAACCTAAAGCAGAA